TCCACTAGATCCACTTTCGCCACTTGTACCACTAGTTCCACTAGATCCACTTATTCCACTACTTCCACTAGATCCACTACTTCCACTTGTACCACTAGATCCGCTTGTACCACTTGTACCATTAGATCCACTAGATCCGCTTGTATCACTAGATCCACTAGTTCCGTTTGTACCACTAGATCCGCTTGTACCACTAGATCCACTAGTTCCACTTGTACCACTAGATCCGCTTGTACCACTTGTACCATTAGATCCACTAGTTCCGTTGGTACCGCTACTTCCACTTGTACCACTAGATCCACTAGATCCACTAGATCCACTTTCGCCACTTGTACCACTAGTTCCACTAGATCCGCTGGTACCACTAGATCCGCTGGTACCACTAGATCCGCTGGTACCACTAGATCCGCTGGTACCACTAGATCCACTTGATCCACTTGATCCACTACTTCCGCTGGTACCACTACTTCCACTTGATCCACTAGATCCACTAGATCCACTAGATCCACTTTCGCCACTTGTACCACTAGTTCCACTAGATCCACTTAAACCACTACTTCCACTTGTTCCACTTGTTCCACTACTTCCACTTGTACCACTACTACCACTAGATCCACTTGTACCATTTGTACCACTTGTACCACTTGTACCATTAGATCCACTAGATCCGCTTGTACCACTAGATCCACTAGTTCCGCTTGTACCACTAGATCCGCTTGTACCACTAGATCCACTGGTTCCGCTTGTACCACTAGATCCGCTTGTACCACTAGATCCACTAGTTCCACTTGTACCACTAGTTCCGCTTGTACCACTAGATCCACTTTTGCCACTTGTACCACTTGATCCACTACTTCCACTTGTACCACTACTTCCACTAGTTCCACTGGTTCCACTAGATCCGCTTGTACCACTAGATCCACTAGATCCGCTTGTACCACTAGATCCACTAGATCCGCTTGTACCACTAGATCCACTAGTTCCACTGGTACCACTAGATCCGCTGGTACCACTAGATCCGCTTGTACCACTAGATCCACTGGTTCCGCTTGTACCACTGGATCCACTTTCGCCACTTGTACCATTTGTACCACTAGTTCCACTAGATCCACTTAAACCACTACTTCCACTTGTTCCACTTGTTCCACTTGTTCCACTTGTTCCACTTGTTCCACTTGTTCCACTAGATCCGCTTGTACCACTAGATCCACTTGTTCCACTTGTACCATTAGATCCACTAGTTCCGCTTGTACCACTACTTCCACTAGTTCCGTTTGTACCACTAGATCCGCTTGTACCACTAGATCCACTAGTTCCGCTTGTACCACTAGATCCATTGGATCCACTTGTACCACTAGATCCACTTTCGCCACTTGTACCATTTGTACCACTAGTTCCACTAGATCCACTTAAACCACTTGTACCACTTGTACCACTACTACCACTAGATCCACTTGTACCACTAGATCCACTAGATCCGCTTGTACCACTTGTACCACTAGATCCACTAGATCCACTTGTACCACTAGATCCACTAGATCCGCTTGTACCACTTGTACCACTAGATCCGCTTGTACCACTAGATCCGCTTGTACCACTACTTCCACTAGATCCGCTTGTACCACTTGTACCACTAGTTCCACTTGTACCACTGGATCCACTTTCACCACTTGATCCACTTGTACCACTAGTTCCGCTAGATCCACTTGTACCACTACTTCCACTTGTACCACTACTTCCACTTGTACCACTACTTCCACTTGTACCACTTGTACCACTAGATCCATTAGATCCGCTAGATCCGCTAGATCCACTAGATCCACTAGTTCCACTAGTTCCACTAGATCCACTTGTACCACTTGTGCCACTAGATCCACTTGTACCACTAGATCCGCTTGTACCACTGGATCCGCTTGTACCACTAGATCCACTTTCACCACTTAATCCGCTGGTTCCGCTAGACCCACTTAAACCACTAGATCCGCTGGATCCAGTTGTACCACTTGATCCACTTGATCCAGTTGTACCACTTGTACCGCTAGATCCACTACTTCCATTAGTACCACTTGATCCGCTAGATCCACTTGTACCACTGGATCCGCTAGATCCACTACTTCCGCTAGATCCACTTGTACCACTTGTACCACTAGTTCCGCTAGATCCACTTGTACCACTTGTACCACTTGTACCACTAGTTCCGCTAGATCCACTTGTTCCGCTTGTACCACTAGATCCGCTTGTATCACTAGATCCGCTTGTACCACTAGATCCGCTTGTACCACTAGATCCGCTTGTACCACTAGATCCGCTTGTACCACTAGATCCGCTTGTACCACTACTTCCACTTAAACCACTTGTACCACTTGATCCGCTAGATCCACTTGTACCACTTGATCCGCTAGATCCACTTGATCCACTTGATCCACTTGTACCACTTGTACCACTTGTACCACTTGTACCACTTGATCCACTTGATCCACTTGTACCACTTTCACCACTTGTACCACTTGTACCACTTGTACCACTTGATCCACTTGTACCACTTGATCCACTTGTACCACTTGATCCACTTGTACCACTTGATCCACTTGATCCGCTAGTTCCACTGGATCCACTTGATCCGCTAGTTCCACTGGATCCACTTGATCCGCTGGTTCCACTGGATCCACTTGTACCACTTGTACCACTAGATCCACTGGTTCCACTTGATCCACTAGTTCCGCTAGATCCGCTGGTACCACTAGTACCACTTTCACCACTAGTACCACTTTCACCACTAGTACCACTTTCACCACTAGATCCACTTTCGCCACTAGATCCACTTTCACCACTAGTACCACTTTCACCACTAGTACCGCTAGATCCACTACTTCCGTTAGTACCACTTGATCCACTAGATCCACTTGATTCGCTAGATCCACTTGTACCACTAGTTCCGCTAGATCCACTAGATCCACTACTACCACTAGATCCACTGGATCCACTACTTCCGCTGGTACCACTTTCACCACTACTTCCACTTGTTCCACTTGTACCACTAGATCCACTAGATCCACTACTTCCGCTGGTTCCACTTGATCCACTACTTCCACTAGTTCCACTGGTTCCACTGGTTCCACTACTTCCACTAGTTCCACTGGTTCCACTACTTCCACTACTTCCACTAGTTCCACTGGTTCCACTAGATCCGCTTGTACCACTAGATCCACTAGATCCACTAGATCCACTGGTTCCACTTGATCCGCTAGTACCACTAGATCCGCTTGTACCACTAGTTCCACTTTCGCCACTTGTACCACTTGTACCACTTGTACCACTAGATCCGCTAGATCCACTACTACCACTACTTCCACTTGTACCACTGGATCCACTTGTACCACTAGATCCACTAGTTCCATTTGTACCACTTGTTCCGTTAGTTCCGTTAGTTCCGCTCGTTCCGCTAAATCCACTCGTTCCGCTAGTACCACTTGATCCAGATGAACCTTTTTCACCACTACTACCACTAGTAGCACTAGTACCACTTAATGCGCTTTCGCCACTAGTTCCGCTAGTACCGCTTGTTCCGCTTGTTCCGCTTGTTCCGTTAGATCCACTTTGACCGCTACTACCACTTGTGCCTGTGCCAGATATACCACTTGTACTTACATTACTACCTATAGCAAAAACATAACCACATGCAGGAAATGAGAATTTTATTGTGGCTGTGTTTTTATTGTTTAAAGTTATGCTTTCAGGTATTATTTGATTTAAATCTTGATCATATACAATGAACAATACAAATTCCGAATTTAAATTATGATTATATACCCATGTATCTGTTTTTGAATCACATGGAAATTCTTGTATAGACTGTGTATTTTTTTGTAAATTGGCATTACAATTAATAATAACACGTAATTCTTCGATTATTTTAAGAAACAGTGGTGTAGTAGGATCTTTAAAAGTCGCTGTTAATTTTTTGTAGTCATACAAAGCATTGTCCAATTTTAATGGAGAAACTTCACATGGATCTTTCTTCAATGTTGACATTTTTAATAAATATAAAGAAAACCATTAAGCAATACCAACAAAATGTATAAAAATTGAAATACTAATTATTATTAATTAAATAGAGTAATTGGTATTCGTCTCCATTGTGATGTGCTATAAATATAAAAATAATTACCATCATAACTTACCCATCCATCTTCTCCATAATCAGATGACTGATATGGCACTTGATGATAGAATTTATCAGGAAATCTTTGAAATATTCTGAAAGCTGTATTTATAGGTCTTTTATTAGCTGTAGTGTATACAGGATTACCATTACAGTCATATCCACTTATATATGTTTGACTACTATAATCATAGTCAAATGTAGCAATTTCTCTTTTTAACCACCCAGATGGATATTGATATACGTAAATATACTTACTGTCATATGCTAACCATCCATTTTCACCATAATCAGTAATAGATTTAGGTGCTGGGTGAAATGGCGTATTTACTATATTTTGATAATTTGACGGTATTTTGTTATAACCATCTAAATTGGTTACTTCATTTGGCTTTAATGCCATTGTACCTTGACCAGTTACATCGGTATAATCCAATGGACTGTCTTTTAGATTGCTATTGTTTTTAATAATATTAGTTGTAATTGTGCCCATTTCACTCGCACTAGCAACAGCATTTTCTTGCATCATTACTTTTCTTACGGTAAATAGCTTTTGGGTAGTATTTTTTACCCCGTTTAAATTTGTTATATAATTTTCATTTAACAAGTAAGCGTTGACATTTATATCGAACGTTGTTTTGATATTACGATCTTCGCCGTCGTTAACTTCTTGTTCGATGCTATAACTGTCTATCCTAGCTCTAAATTTAAATCTCTCAGCGTCACCCCAGTAGTCTTTAGCTGCGTAGTTTATTTGTTCCAGTAACTTATTATTTTGATCTACATAATCAGTCCAAATGATGCATTCGTATGTTATATTTACGTGAACTGGTAAACTTACGCTATAAATTTGTTTGGTTGGTTTGCTAGTAAAAACACCTTTATTCATTAGATCAAAACGATCATACTTGTTTTTTTCACTATAATTCATTATAGTTTCGTAGTTTAGATAACGATTAAACGTGGCAAGTTCTTTGTTATTTTCAACACTTTTTCTACGAAACATTATGGCTGGCAACAATATTTTGCCTTGATTATCTCTAATATGACCAAACTTTTTCATAGCAAACCATCTTTCAGGATTGCCATATATAACTGGTACTTTTACAACTTCACCATTATCATTAACTTGAAGTCTGAGTGTATCATTCAAAGTATTAATAATAGCTGTATCAATATCTAATAAAGTAACCGTGAAATTTTTCTGTTTATCAGTATCACGGCGAGTTGCATTGGCTCTATTATAAAGCTTTTTACTATCTGATTGAGCTGATGCGTTTTCAATCGGATTTGGCGGTGGATTTACATTAGTATTTGGACCCCATGCCATAAATTATGTTTGTCTTTCTACGAGGTTAAGTTTGCTTAGTCTTGTGTAATGAGTATTAACAATTAAACTCAAAGACTTGTCTGGATGACCACCCGCAAATTGTTCTTGGATAACATTATCAATTTCGTAATAACGTTGATTGTACAAAACCAAATCGCCAATTTCTGGAAAATAGTTGGTGGTAATACAATCACGTTCTCTGAATCTATAAACAATGTCTTGTTTTCTATCAGGTCCATAACCTTGATTTTCAGTATTAATATCTTCACGTTGAACAAGACAACTCAAATCAATACCCGAATAGAACACCTTTCCTTTGTCACTGCTACTTTCACCATAAATATTGGTATTGGTTTCATAAGCAGCAATCTTAAATACTTGAACAACACATTCAATTATATCACCTATTAATTCAGAACTAACGCTGTTCAAGAAGTTTAAGTCTCTTGAAGAAAAATATCTACCAGGTGAATAGTTGTTATTATAAATACCAACATCTGTGCGAGTTGATGTCCAATATTCTTTAAATTTTGGATCCGTTTTTGGATACTGTGGAGATACAGGTGCAGCCATATGTTTTATCCTATATAAATATGTAAAGGTACACGGGACAACATCTTATTCATTTCTTCACTTTCTTTTCCTTTATTTTCTAATTGATTAACACGAAGTGTCTTTTCCAACATATCTCTTAGTTTTTCAAGCAATGAATCTTTTTCTTCTTTGGCTTCGGATCGTAATTCAGCGCCATCAAGAGTTACTTCTCCACCAGGAATTGGTACTGTACTATATTTTTGAAGAATCCGACCCAATGTTTCCTTACACAACGCTAAGAAATATTTTTTAATCCACTGTTTACCAGGCTGATTAATTTTACAATATGTGCAGTATTCGTATGGAATATCACTGGGGTCACTAATATATTCATAACGAGATCCACTATAAAAGTTGGTAATATCACGTTCACTTTCAACGATGTAATCTATATATACCTTGAAATTTTCAGATGGTATTGGAAATATTCTCAACTTGTTATTACCTAAAATTTCAAAACTATAAGCGCTTTTACGAACCATATCATTGAATTCAATGGCCTGTACACGTTCCAAATCTTCAAAAATAGGAGTCATCAAGAATTGTGTAGCAGGACTATAAGCCCCAAATCCCATTTCACCGAGTACGTTACTGTAACTCATTCCTGTCATACTAAATGGATCGTATATACGAGCAATTGCTGGGGGTCTATTATGAAATATTCTTTTTACTTCAATTCGTGACCCAGTTAAATGTTCAATGTCTCGACCAATTAAGGTATTCAAGTCATAAACCTGATGTGTTTTGCCAGGGTTGATACTACCACTAATAGTTACATAGTTACGCTTAACTTCATATTCACCGCCAACAAGTGCTTCGGCTCCATATTGTTTGCTCAGTTGAACTATAAAAGGTAAACCAGTACTCTTTACGCCCATCCCCGTTAAATTTTTATATTTATTTTGAGGCAATCCCTGTAAATCAACCATGTTGTTAACAATATTAAATTCATTAACTACACGGTTATATTCTAGTACAGATTCTTCAAAACATGCGTAGAAATTAACGTCGATCATTTCAATATCAACGATTGGATACCCCAACCGTTTTGCTGCCCACATCGCACTGCTACTACAATCATTTGCAAATGTGGTTTCAGCTCCAACGCAACTTTCGTTTAGATAATAGCCAAATGGCACAGTGTTTATATTAACACTACTACCACTCCCGGGCCATCTTACCCTATCTTGGTCCAAATTAGCACTCATTGATTATAAATATCTCTGGAGTGAGATAATACAACTAAATTAGTGGATTAATAACCAAGTACCCACTACATCTGCTCTATTTGCACTATCGTCGCCGTCACCTGGTTTAACTATAACATTCCACTTTGGTTTATCTCCCACAGGAATTTTCATCATTTCATCGTAGGTAATGACACTGTCTTCAGAAACATTATACTTTAATGCTAACTTTTTCTTTAAAATATCAATAGCGGATGGGGATTTATAAACCAACTTTTTAATTGTTTTATTTGGCTTATCTGGATCTGGTACTTCTTCTCTATCAACTAAATCAGCAAACATTTGCTTTGGTACTACAGTTGAATGTTTAGTTGTTTTAAAATCGACTTGTTTTTCTTGATCAGGTTTTGCACCCGCACTAAAATTCATCTTGAAATTGACTGGTTTATCACCTTTAGCCACATCTGCCATTTTAGTATAAGCATAAAAGTCTACGTTGGGAAATGTTTTTGCAACACTATATGCTAGGTTTACATAATCAGGACTAAAGAAATCGCCTGAATCATGCCATCTAATCACAGTTTTTACATTTTTCTTTGAATTTTTTTCAACTGCTGCACGAATTTCGTTTGATAACATATTTTTATAACCATCCGGATCGTTCAACAAAAAGTTAAGTTGTCTTGTTTGCGATGTGTTAACTGGTACATATTGTACATAACCGCCTTTTTTAGCATAACAATAAACTTTGCATGCACCTGCGCCTGGACACGTATTTATGATAACAAATTTTTGATTCTTTTCGTCATAACCAAGTCCTTGTAAAGCTGGCAATCCTATATTATAAAACTGAGTACTTTCACCGCCACTGTGTGAAATTTTTTCATTTTGTTTTAAAATCTTATCAGGACGTGTGGTGATATGGGTTTTTAGTTTGTTTAAATCAAACCTACGGCCACTTGGATCTACAATTTGTATCTCTCTGGCAAGCTTTGGATGTACATATGGATACTTGAATTTATCAGTTGGATCTTTTGTAGTAGTATACTTTTGTTTACCTTTTTTATCCAATTTAGGCAATCCAGTTTTCTTATAAACTGCAGGTTGACCGGCCGATCTGTCTAAATATCCTTGTAATTCATCGGATGGCAATTCTGTGGTGCCAGCGCCTAACATATCAGCTTCGTCTAATTCTTGTGCAACAAATGAATCTAATGACTGTACAGCCGATGCTGGTAATCCTAGACTTTCATACATTTTAACTTCGGTTAGCAAATCGATTAATTTCATATGTGTTTTGTTATTCTTACTTTTCAACTGCCGTTACCTTTTATTACACGGTTATACTTTTCTTTGAGTATAAATATCAGTTTTATTATAAAAAGTAATATTTATATTATATGAACTTTAAAAAGCAACTGTTTTATACTATTGTAATTTTGATATTAACTGGATGTATTTCATCAGAGGTTAAATCAGCAAAGCAAGTTAGTGTGGCACAAGATGCCGTTGCAAAACAAGAAGCCAAAGTAGACAATACAATGGTAGAATTGGAAAAAGTAGAAAAAGGTAAAATAGTACAAACTTCTTCTTTATCAATTGGTATTCAACATTCGTTAAGTCAAGTAACTAATGCGCCTATACAAGTAGAAACAGCTAAATCTTTGAATGAACGAGTAATTTCTATCGTTGGTTCTCCACACATAGATGAAATTAAAAGAATTAAAGCTACAGTTGATCTGCTTAATTCTCAAGTAGCTGAAGAACGAAAAAAAGGTGATCAATTATTATCACAACGGGACGAAATCATAAACAAATTACAAAAAGAAAAGTCTGCTTTAAAAGAAAAGTATGATGATGAACTTTGGCAAATGACTGATAAAGCAAAAGAAATTGCAAAAGAAGCAGATCAAAGCAAGGCTACACTTGATACAATGAGTGGTATGTTTGGATTAAATGCTGTATTTTGGGGTTTAAAAAAGTTCTTTATTAGTGCTTTAACCGCAATTATCATATTTGTTGTAGTATTCGTTATACTTAGAATATTAGCAACAGTACATCCAGCAGCTGGTGCAGTATTTAGTATATTCAATATGATCGGATCCGGACTATTAAGTTTGGTAAAAGTATTAACTCCACATGCATTTGAAATATCTAACTTTGCTTCAAAAGACAAAGTTGATGAATATAAGTCCCCACTTACTAAGATAGTTGATGTAATTCAAGAACTCAAAGAAAAGCAAAAAGAATCTCCTGACAGAGTATATCCATTGACCGAAGTGTTAAAGAGATTTGACAAAGAAATGGACAACTCTGAAAAAGATTTGATTGATGATATCTTGAAAGAACAAAAGTGGACGAAGTGAGATAATTAAATATATTTATTATATAATTGTTTTAGGTGTTAAACTCGTTTTAAATAACCAAAAACAAATATGGACACAAATACTGTACAAGTAATTTCAGAAAAAGTATTAGAATCAACAGCGCAAGATATGACAGGCAAATATGTCTGGATGTTCTTAGCCGGTTTAGTAATTCTAATATTCAAATCAAGCATTGAAAAGTTAGCAGCTGCGCTTTTTATGTTTATTGGATCCGATTATAAAGAAGATGACGTTGTATATGTTGATGGTAAACCAGGAAGAATTGTACGTGTAGGTTTAACCAAAACGGTATTCTTTATATATGATGTAGTAGATGGTAAGGTTGTAGGTGGCAGTAAATTAGTTATTCAAAATGAAAGATTGGCCGGTCTAAATATAGAAAAACCACTACCTCAGTTGGATTTGGCTCGTTTCAAAAAAGAAAACAAACAAGACTAATTTACTTATGGCAATCAATATTTTTACCCACATTAAACGAGGGTTGTATGATAACGTATACAATTGCATCGAAAAAGAAAAAATAGACGTTAATCAGAGAGATGACGATACCGGCAATCCACCATTGGTTGTTGCAGTAGAAGAAAATCAAATAGAAATAGTCAAATTGTTATTAAATCGTGGCGCCGATGTAAATGTAAAAGATTGGACAAGCAAAAATACTGCATTAGATATATCTGAACAAAAAGGGTTTAAACACATTTCAGAATTATTGCAAGGTCGAGGTGCAAAATATAGTAGTGGTAGCAGTTTTCATTTGGCTGCTAAGAATGGTGATATTGTTTCTATTGAAGAAATGTTGAGTAAAAAACAAGATATCAATGAAGTTGACGCTGGTAAAGGTTGGACAGCACTACACTATGCGGTTAATTATGGACAAAAACATTTGGTTGAATATTTAATTGTTAAAGGTGCTGATGTCAACAAGAAAGATTTCTTAGGTAAAAACAATCCAATAGATGTGTTATCCAATGTTAATAGAGGTGAAATTGTTAAGTTGTTAAATAAAAATGGCGCTAAATCTGCTGGTGGTGTTAATATTCATTTTTGTGCTGAAACCGGTGATTTTGAAGGTGTACAGTCATTTTTTGATAAAGACGGTAAAATTAATGGTAGAGATGAAAAGAATGGATGGATGCCATTACATTACGCCGTTAATGCTAACGATGTTGATATGACGGAGTTTTTGGTACATTTGGGTGCAAATGTTAATGGTGCAGATTTTAAGGGAGAAATTGCTCCGTTAGACATTGCATTCAAGACAGGCAATGTAGAAATGCAAAGTTATTTACAAGCCAAAGGTGCTTTAAGAAAGAAGAAACACGATACGGGTGGTAATGGTAAAGATGTAAACATTTATATTACAGATGAAGTTAAGAAACAAATTGCGTTATTCATTGAAAAACGCAATCGTGAAGAAGAAGCAATAAAGAAACTAGAAGCAGAACAGACTGCAAAAGAACCAAAAAAGAAAGATGCACCAACAAAAAAGATTAACTGGAAAGACTTTTTAAAATTAAAGAATATGCCGGTTGTAGAAAAGAAAGAAGAACAACCAAAGGTTGAAGTACCAAAACCAGTTAAACAAATAGTTCGTAAAGTTGACAAGATCGACGTGGAAGTCAAATCAGGACGATTACAATTAGATACTGAACAAGAAGGTTTCATATTCTTTATGGATATTGTGGCTTACAGTAAAAAAACCACAGATGAACAAAAGAAGGCTTGTAAAGACTTGGGTACACTAGTTAAATCTACAATGCAATATAAAACAGCTAATGCTCTTGAAAAGTTGATTATATTACCCACCGGAGATGGTATGGTAATGGGATTTTTCACGTATCTAGAAGATGCAATGAATTGTGCCGTTGCTATAGCTAAAGCAGTAAAAGATAGACCCGACTTACAAATGAGAATGGGTGTACACTGTGGACCTGTAATTCCAATGGAAGATATCAATGGAAATCTTAATATAAGCGGTGATGGAATCAATTATGCTCAAAGAGTAATGGATGCGGGTGAAACAAATCATTTATTAGTTAGTTCAGCTGTAATGTTGAAATATGATAGACCAGCATACGTTTTGGTAAATGATTTGGGGGATGTAATTGTAAAACACGGTGTAATAATGCATTTGTACAGTTTACACGGTACCGAGTTTGGTAACAAAGAATTTCCATCAAGTAGAGTAAAAAAAGCAGAACCAACAACAAATAAACCATTATGAAAATGATACCTTTGGGAAGACAATATCACGCAAGTGTTGTTAATACAGATTTGGATGTATATAAAATAAAAGATAAAGTAATGGGTGTACGTACAAGTAATCATCCAGGTCCATTTCAAATTTCAGATAAACTCGGTATCATTAAAGATAACGATACCAAGATCAGAATTGTAGTTTATAATTCAAAAGGCTTGTTTTATTTAATATAAATGTTGACATTCTTTATTATAGGTTTATAATGGGGGAATGTCCGAATATTGTGATACCTCATTGCTTTATCTCAAAAGTATCAATAAGAATGTTGCAAAAACTCTTATTGAAAAAAACCATTATACACACAAATGGTCTCTTTGTACTGTAGCTTATGGAGTTTATTATAAAGAGTATATTGAAAGCACATTCTTTGGTGGTTTTAACGAACGCCTAATAGGTGTATTAGTATATGGAAATGCCGTGGGTAGAAATGCAAGTACCAGCATATGTCCTCTACTTACTAATAACAATGTGTTGGAATTAACACGACTGTGGATTGCAGATGGTTATGGTAAAAATATAGAAAGCTATTGTATAGCTGAAAGTTTTAGATTATTAAACACAGATTATCCACAAATAAAATGTATTCTTAGTTACGCGGATAGTGAAGCTGGTCACGTTGGAACAATATATCAAGCAACTGGATTTGTATATCAAGGTGATAACTATGTGGATATTGCACTGATGCCTAACTATAGTGTTAGTTTAATTGGCCCCACTGAATATGATTGGATACATAGTAGAAGTGTATATGCACGTTGGAAAACACACAGTGTAGATAAACTAAAAGAACGTATTGGTAGAACATTTTGGCGCAAACGTGAAAGCGGTAAACATCGTTATATCAAGTTTATAAGCAACAAGATAGAAAATAAGAAACTGGTTAAATCTCTTAAACATAAAGTTCTACCTTATCCCAAAGATACTTCGTTCAAAGAAGAAGTGCAAGAAATCGTTGTAGAAAATACCAACGAATTTTTCGATTAGTGCAAGAAAAAACCCCAACTTTCGTTGGGGTTTTTGAGTTATTTTATTTCTACTAAGTATTATACGGTATCGAGATCACCGATAATAACTTTTCCATAGAACTCTGGGCGCACGACCTTCTTAGCGTAGCGGGTCATTACACCTCTACGTGGAGTGAAGTTCACTGGATCATAGACCAATGGAGTTTGGATTAGTGGGATATAAGGAGCATATACTGCGCCTGTTTCTAGGAAGTTATTTCCACGGAAACCAACCAATACGATATTATCGGTCATATATGGGTTCTTGTAAACTTGGAAGCGACTTGCGAAGCTACCAACACGTGCAACGCCCATTGCGAACTTAGCACTGTCACCATCGGTGTTTACTACATATCCTGGAATTGATTCCAAGATGGTTGCTACGTCTGGACTTACGACCAAGAAGTTAGCACCACCACGGAGGGTCAATTTTTGGATTGTGTTAGATACCTTTTGAATCTTGTTACCAAGAGTTTGGAACCAAGTGCTCTTAACGTAAGCTGTACGATTTGCAGAAGCATTTGCATTACGTGTGAATACTGCGTCACCAGTAGTTGCATTCAATCCCTTGCTGAATTCAACACCGATTTGGGCGGACCAAGCTTCGGTAGTTATACCTTGAACGGCACCGTTCAACATTTCTAGGATTTCTAGATCGATTTCCATAGATACGTATTCACTCAACAGAGCAGTCAATTCTGCTTCTGCATCAATAGAGTGATATGCGTTCAAGTCTTGCGCTAATTCTGGGGTCCAGACTGCCTTTAGTTTACGGGTCTTAGCAACGATTGGTTCGCTGTTTAGTACCAAGTTAACTTCTGGGATACTGATATCAGTGTCGATGCTTTGAGTAGCAACGTTAGCAGCTGTACCAGAACCTTCACCTGGTGTCTTACCAGCTTCAAAGTCACCACGTAGGTTGTCCGTAGGTTGTAGACTATAGATCAATTTAAGTCTTGGACCGGAGGCGGCGCCAGCGAATGTACTCTGTGAAGCGGATACGATGTATACAGTTTGATAGAATGGATTGCTCAAACTACCAGTATTGACCGCTTTGCTGTAAGTGTTCAACACCACACCGTTTTTAATGAGTGCGCCTGGATTGGTCGCACCTGAACCTGAGATCAAGTTGAATGAACGCACTGCATTCAAGTCAACGTTGTATAGATTTCCGTAACTTGATACAGGGGTATTATTATCATCGTGATTCAAGATTACTTTAAACAATTTCTTAGCTACCACGGAACCACTCAATTCAGCATCAAATTGTACGTCATTCCAAGAAGCGGTTTGAATTGTACCACCGTTATTGGTTGCTCCTGATGAATACGTGATTGTAATAGCGGAACTACTTACTGGACGAACTGAATATGCAAAAGCACCTTGGCCGTATAAACCACGTACTGCGCTATCAGTTGAACCCAATTTCTTGCCTGTACCACCAAACAAACTGTCGTTCAATTGCTTACCGGCGCGGGTAGTTACAGAACTACCGTTGTTCAAGTTGCGCAAATCTGAACCAGGAGCGTTAGTACCATACTTGAAGTCTAGATAGAAGATTAGACCAGATGGTAGATTCATTGGTTGAACGCTTACGAATTCCTTCGCAGCGATTTCAGCAAACACACGACGAACCAATGGAAGAGCTACGCCAGCCCATTGTTCTGAACTGGTAGATGTACCAGTTGTGGTTGCTTCGTCAAGCAATTGTTTTGCTTGATTTTCTAATAGGATTGACATATGTGCTTTTTCAACACCTTTGCAACCTTCTAGGAGGCCTGTCTTTTCCCATTTGCCTTGTAGTCCACGTGTTTCTGCCATTAATTTGGCCTGTGGATTCATATTGTTTGTCAATAGACTTTTAATATCCATACTCATATTTGTATCTTTCTTTATTTAATTACTGTTAGGTTTTTACTCGCAAACTAATTTTACTTCTTGATTCCTGCGAGTTTTTGGAATCTTGAAGTCATCTCGTCAGCGTGTGGTTCTACAATAGTAGATACTGGCTTAGTTGATGATACTTGTTTGCTTGCCAAACCTTCGGTGATAGTGTGAGCAGTTGTATTGGTTTTTTTCTTGACAACTGATGCACCGGAATTAAATGATTCGGCTAAAACTGTATATGCCAACTTGACTTCACGGATGTTTCTGGTCAAGTCGAAAGTGTTAATGATCTTAAGTTTTTGATCTTCGGTTAAACTCTTACCTTTGAACAACTTGTTGGTATAAAGCAACTTAGCATTCAATAGGTTGGTTTCAGATAGAACGCCCTTCATAAACTTAACAGTGCTTAGAGCTTCTGATAAATGTTTCTTAAGAGATTCGTTTTCTTCGTTGATAGCGACCAAAGCTTCTGCCATTTCTTCGGCGGAAACTTCGTCTGCATATCCTCCTTCAGAAGGAGATGGAACTTGTGCTGGAGCGGGAGCTGCAGGTACTTGATCTACAGGTGCTTGAGCATCAGGAGCAACAGGAGCTGGAGCTGGAGCTGGAGCTAGTGCAGAAGGATCTTCAGCTTCTAGTTCAGCAAGAAGTTCGTCTAGATTAATATCACCCATGTCTTCGCCCATTTCTTCACCTGTATCGGGTGTTTCAGAAGAACCTTGACTGTGCATTTCGTCAGATACTTCGCCTTCTAATTCAGCTAGAATTTCATCTAGTTCTTCACTAGTTACTTCATCGCCTTCTTCAGATGAAGCTTCTTCTTCAAGTTTAACATCAAATTCTTGTTTACCGTTTGAAGATGTAGACTTGAGTGTAGATGGATTTGCTGGCTTAGAAGTCTTAGCTGTTAAACCATCATTTTTACCAATGTTAGAAGATGCAAGCTTTTCTTCAATCTTACCTTCTTCTTCTTCGGTTGATTCTTCTGCCATTTCTTCTTTGAGTTTGTCCGCAAACATTTCTTTCATACTGTTTGCAAAACTTTCTTCAAGGAAGGTTTTTGCATTTGCCAATGCTGTTTCACGAACAGCCTTTGCATCCGCAATACTTTCTTTTAATAGATCGCTCATAATTATATTTCTGCCTTTCTTATTGTTATTTGTTTATGAAGCTATTGAAGAACTCCAAAGAAGATAAATCGCTGTCACATCAAAGAATGATGTATTTGAATAATAAATATAATTAAAAACGTAAATATATCAAAATATTTTATATTTATTGATATATGCCAGCACAAAGTGAAAAGCAAGCGAGACTATTCAGATTAGTACGAGCCTTACAAAAAGGAAAAATTAAACCTGGAAAAGTATCTTCAACAGTACGTACAATGGCTAGTACTATAAAACCAAGTAGCGTTAAAGATTTTACCAAACTAAAAGAAATATTGAAAAGTCTCAAAGAGTCTGAGTATTCACTGAGTGATTTTGACATTATCAAAGGAAAATCTTTTAATCAAGTGTTGAAAGAAAACGAAGGAGTTCCATTTGTCAAAAAAGAAATGTTGATATTTCAAAATAAGCAAAATGGATTTAGCGGATTTGGCAAAACCAATTTTATTCCAAATGCGCCGGAAAACACACAGATACAAACCGAAATATTCAGTAACGGTAGTACAAAAAAGTATGTGTTTAAAAAATTAATAGATCAAAAAAATGAAAATTTAATTGTTTATGCTTGTTTTGTACAAAGAACCTATCCTGATCGACCAGAAAAAGAAATATTTAGTATGTTGAGTACCGGTGTAGATAAAAACAAAGATAGTGAACAAACAAGTTCGTTAGCAGACTTTATAGATAGAATTAACTCTTATGGCCTATAATTTTAATCCCAATTTTTCTAAACATATGAATTCTAAAAAAGATAATTATAAGTTCATAAAAAGAACTGGCGAAGAAAACGCTTATTCAAATCCCGATGTACGTGAAATGAATAATAGTTATAACAAGTACAAATCGCCAAAATTAATTAACTTTATAAATAATGATAATTTTGAAGAAGAAAAAATGTACAAACTTGAAGATATAGATAATCCAAATGGATGGAATTTTATGGAGATAGATTTGTTAGGCGAAATGGATTTTCGTATAGATGACGAGTACAGAATGTTCTCTGAAGTAGAAGTTCCCTCTTTAGATATGGTTAATGAAAAGAGAAAAACCTTCGTCTATAAAACAGACGAAGGTTATGTATTAGAATCAAATAGAAAATATGTTTTTGAATCGTTTATCTCGATGTTGGAATTTATCGATTCTATACCGATGCGTTAGTACTAACATTGGTTGTTTGTGGATTTTCATTCATTGAATCTGCGATCTCAAAATAACGTTCCAATCTCATACCAACTTGTTCATACAACATTTCAAGTTGTTGTTCAATAGCTTTCATCTTTTGTGCTTCTTCGTACATCTTAGCGGCATCACGTTTGATTTCTTTCATATCACGTTCCACCATTTTAGCTTCCATCCATTCGTTACATTCTTTAATAGCATATCGTTCTGCTAAATTAACAGCTTCCATAATTTTTTGTGCTGTTTCATAGACACTATCAGCTTTTAATCCTTTACGATATTCGTTGTAAGATTTAATAACCCCGACCATTTTTGATTTTTCTTCTTTGGTCAAAGCGACATAAGTCGATTCCGTAGAGTTTTCCAGTAAATGTTTTAATTTCATACTTTATAAATATTATAGTTCTGATAGAATGTTGTGAATAATTCTTTCAACATTACTATATGGGTTAATTATTATTTTTTGTTCAACGCTTTCATTGATTTTTCCCTGTGGATACATAAAAGCTCCTTGTGTACTTGGATTGCTTACGAAATCAAACGCAATTAAATCAAAATCGTCTTGTACAACATCTGCATTTTCACGCATATCTTTTTTAACACTTCCTAATCCGCGACTACTAATACCCAAAAGAATACCTGATTGTAGCAAGTCTCTTAAAATGTTACCGCTAGGCGTAGGAAGAATTTCAACTGTACCAACTAAATCTTTACTTTCCCACCCCATATCTACGATATTATGACTTACATTTTTTAAGTTAACAACAGATGATTCTGGGTGATCTAATTCACCCATAGCACGACGTTGTTTAACGAAATTTTGCATATATTTCTCAGCTTCTCTCTTCAACACATCTACTGGATACACACGGCCGTTTTGGTTTTTTGCGTCGGCACGTTGTAATACGCCGGTTACGTATAATTTTCCATCTTTAAGAGATTCATTTAAAGATGTTTTTTTAAATTCAAATGGTAAAATATCTATCAGTACTTGTTTCATATATATTAAGCTTTAGGTTGTGTTGTTCCCGTTTGTGCGTTTTGATCTTGAGTAGTCGCATCCTCTTTATCAGCGGTTATTTTGTTTGATGGAACAACATTTTGTTGACTGTTTGGTTCAACTAATGCTTTTGATTTAGCAACTTGATATTGATCCTTTGGCTTCAAATTATCAGCATTGCCTAAAATTTTAAGTTTAAATCCTGGTTTAACAAAGAATTTAGCCACCTTTTGTTTATTTTCCTCTCGTCCAATAATTATGATGACATATCTATCATAATAATAATCAATCGCAACGCCTGTTACATTGATTGTATAATCTGTTTCAGGCTGTTTGTATCCTTTACTAGCTCTAACCACAATCTTCTTACCCAAAATTTTATCCTGTATTGACTTTTGAAGATTATTCTTTAATGCTTCAGTCGAACTTTTTAATTTTGTATCAAATGCTGTAAAGTCAGGAAGAACATCGTATGTTTTTAAATCTACTGACGGCGCCGCAGCGGGTTGTTTAGGTTGAGCAGGTTGAGCAGGTTGAGCAGGTTGAGCAGGTTGAACAGGTTGTGGGGCAGCAACTGGTTTATCTTCTTGTTCGTATTTAAGAGTATCAAATCTCTCATACATAGGTAAAGCACCTTGTTTATATCCAATTAAATTGGGATCCATATCAGGATCATTGTGTTGAACCAAACCATTTTCGTCAGTATATGTATCGCCTAATTCAATTGATTGTGCTGGTGTTGCGTAAGCCGGACCACTATACATTTGATTTTCCAACTTATATCCATTACTTCTTTTGATAGCTTTAGCTAACTTATATCCCAATTGTGTCGCTGCTCTAATGTTTCCTGGTCCACGGCGGCTAAATGCAAATGGTGTTCTAGCAGCATCGCCTCCAACTGAAACAGGACCAGACGCGACCGCACCTGTACCTGTTGTACTAGCTTCATTTTTAACCTTTAACTTGGTTAAAATTCGTTTAATCTTTTCTTTAAGATTTTGTTTCATTTTTGACATCAATCTTTTTAATTTCTTCTACTAATTCATACGCATTCAATAAAGATGTCAATTGATTTTCTTTAATTATACCGGCACAAGATTTAGTAGAAAATTGACTAATAACTTCATTTATTTTAATTTTAACTACGTCAGATGTAACATTTTTTACTTGGTCTTTTAATACCAAGCTGATTCTTTTGTATTCTTCATTGACATATTTTGTAAATTTACTGGAATTTGAAACATTGGTAATATATTCCTTCAATAGTTTCTTTTGATCTGGCAATAAATCGTTGTATTTACTATTGAAATTTTCAATTAAAAACTTGTATGCTAACAATCTAACGTCTGCAGTTTGACTTCCATAAACATCCAACGATTCTTGATCCGACTTCTTTTCTTTTGTCAAATTTTCAACGATGTACTCTCTGGATTCTATTAACTCAGTAACTTCAAACTTAACCCCACTTTTATCTTGGTCTTCAAATAATTTATAAATGGAAGCATATAACTTATAATTTGGGATTTTGTTCTTTAAAAAATCATCAATGTTATATTTTTCTTTAATTTCTTTGATGATACTATACTTTTGTTTATTTAATTCACGTTCGTCAAGTTTAGATCGTGTTTGTAATACAACACCCAAAAGTCGTTCGGCCGAAGATACATCTTTACTTTTTTGTTGTAAAATAAAATTATAAAGCTGCACCTCTTTTCCAAGTTCTTTACTTTCGTGGAAGTACTTGAACATTAAATTTTTAGTAAATGATTCATCTTTTCCCGCTAGAATGTCTGATGTAATTTGTCGAGTGAGTAGTTCAAACAATATTCCAGCATTCTTGAATTTTGAATGTTTTGCTTTCTTGTGCATATTATTTATTATTATTTATAAATATAATCAATGTGGTTAAATATATAGGAATTATACTATTCTTTTATATTTTGTTCGTCCATGAAAGAATTTTTGTTTCCTTCCATCAAACTTTCTTTTTCTTGATCCAACGTTTTTAACAAATCTGTCAGCCCCTTAATAGACTCCACAGACAATGGCGATCCATTTTTATATTTGTGCGATACTGATAAATCACTGCGTCTATTGTTTTCTAATGTGCCTAGTGGATCTTCCCCAAAAGGATATTTACTGGCATCTTTTCTACCAGTTTGATCACGTTTTTCTGATAACTTTGGGGGAGTTGATGGTTCACCACCAGCTTCAGCGCCGGTATCTTTACCACTATCATCTCCTCCTTCAGGAGCAGTGTCAGTCCCAGGCTCACTACCACCTGGTTCAGCTCCGCCACCACCGCCGCTTTCACCCTCCTTATCTTTTTTATTTAAAAAGGATAGAGCTGGATCATTGCCTTCTTCTTCAATCTGCTTAAATCTATAATTTCCTTTAGCGTCGTCGATTAGTTGTTTTTGCAGAGTTATCATATCATGATCTGATAAACCAAAGATATTTTCATAAATCCATTTCTTAGAAAATACTTTTTGTTCTTGCATATCTTTGCAAAGTTCCACTTTGCTCTTATATACATCGATTTTTTCTTTTTCAAATATAGTGGACGGATTAGTTAATTCCAGTGTAAAATCTACTAATGATTCGTCTCTATATCCTTGGCTATATAAATGAATAACCGCAATTTTATTCAATTCACTAACCATAATACGTTGTATACGTTCTACTGTTCTAGCAAATCTTATGTCTTCAGCTGCTAATGTAGCTTTACCACTCAATGATTCATCATATCCCAAAAATGCTTTGGGTATCTTAAGTGCTGCCATCATTTTATTACGAAGATACTCAATGTCATCGGTACCAGTCCACTCTAATCCAGATAAATTTTCAATACTGGTTCCACTATCACTACCACGAACAGGCAAGAAAAAGTCCTCTACCATGTTTTGTAGATTGAATCTTAAATTATAATCTCCGGTTTCTTGATCCAAATATGGTACCTTTTTCATTTGGTCCATAATACGTTGCATATGATTGTCAACTTCATTTGGTGGAATATTACCAATATCAACTTTGAAAATGCGTTTTTCAGGCGCACGCATAATACGATGAATTAACATTGCGTCTTCCATCAAACTCAATTGTTTCCAAACACGTCGGGCGCCTTCTAAAGTACTTTTTCCATATGGGAGAAAGTTACTATCGCTCAATAATCTAAAATGAGCAATTTGATAGTTCTCCAAATCCTCCATCTTGTTTCCATATGGCAAATTGACTTGAAATTTAACAAAGTTTTTATTGGTCAAATGTGCATTTTCTACACGTGTTACATAATATGTACTCAATGGTTCTACCAAATAAACACCATATTCAGGGCTAATATGAAGTCGTAGATAAAAATCACCATATTTAACCATACACCGTGACCAACTCCATAAATTAAACTCTATGTTCAAAATATCATAGAATAGATTGTGCAAAATGTTTTTAATTTCATCGTTGGAAGATTTGATATGAATTACTTCACCCATTTCATTTCGGGTTGTACATTCATCTGCATAAATGTCCAACGCAGATGATAGAATTGGATCCATATCCATTGTATCATAATCACGAAATAGTTCTACACGACTGCTTTGATATGATAAATTAAAATCTCTAGTATATTGATTATACGAAGTAGTACGTAATCTATTAAACCTGTCTCTTAAACTATTACGATCTGTAGCGTACTGAATTTCATCAGTATCAATAACTTTTAGTTTTTTACCACCAATGTTGCGAACGATCACGTCGTTTGAAAACAAACGCTTCAAACGAGCGAATAAAGACCGACTCCGTAATTCTTGAAAAGATTTATCTGACATATGATTTATCTATAATATATAAGTATTTACATCAACCAAGTTAAACTTTCTTTTTTGTCATTTACCGTGAAATCCATAGTTTTATGATGATCTGGTACCGCGCTTACTTGTTTCGGAATTGAAATTTGACTTGAGACTTTTGATATTTTTGAAATGATTGCACGGTTATAAGCTATTTGTTCATTTCTAAGCTTCAACGCTGTTTCACGTATCCACAATCCAATTCCAATTGCCATAACTAAATCGTCATTATAACCCCTCATCGCTTCTGCTTTGGGTCCGTTCCAAACGAACACATTCAGTTCTTCATATAATCTTTTAGACTTCATAATCACTTGTTTTTGTCTAAAAAATAACTCCAAATTACTTACGATTAAAGGTCTATTTTTACTAGTTGTTGTAAATCCAGGAATTAACTTTTTATCAGCTGTATTTAATTTATTAGAATATGTTTTTTCTACATCAATCACCGTCAAATCAGTTGCGCTATAAAACGTATTTTGATAGTCTCGGTCAATAATTTGTTGTAATGTAGCCCACCCTATAGTGTTATTTTCTACCACCAATAAAGCATTGTTATATTCAGTAGCAACACTAACCAATAAGTTTCCATAATCTTTTGTAGTTAACTGACCTTTATATTCAGCTACTTGTTCCAATGTTTCTATATCTATAACGTGGAATGCACTAAAATCACCACCGTCTCCTCTAGCACAGTCAGCTGTCAATATGTAGTTTTTACTATAATTAGGATAATCCCAGATCCATAGGTCTTGATTGTTACCTCGCTTTTCAACAGGATCTTTTAGATGTGTTTGTTTGTAAAACTCAAGAATATCTACACTTACAACTTGATTACCAGATGTACTAAAGTCGCAATCACATTCTTGTGCTGCACCTTTTACTCCTGACAACTCAGTTTGTTTATCTCTCCACGTTTGATCTCTTTCTGGGTGTAAATGCCAAGGTAATCTAATTGTTTTAAAATTATTCTTGCCTTCTTCAGATTCAACCCAAATTTTATGGAAGAAATTGCCAACACCGTTTGGCGTACTTAGTATAATAGCTCTACCACCAGTAGACAGTGTATATTGAGAAGACAGCCAAATTTCTTCAATACCATCGATAAATGCGGCTTCGTCGATAATTAGTAAAGATAGTGCTGATGAACGACCTGCTGTGCCGGCGGATGAAACTGCTTTGATTTGTGAACCATTTTTTAATCGTAATGACAATCTATTATCTTCTACACAAGGAACTTTTAACCAACTTGGAAGGTTATCGTTTGCAAATCTTACCTTAGTGACAATTTCTTTCGCTGTTTCTTGCGTAATACTAATACAAAGAATGTTCTTATCATTATGAAATGTCATTAACCACAAACTATAAGCGGCTGTAAGGGTACTGATACCCATCTGACGACTCTTAAGAACAATGTTTAATTGATTATCAACAAAGTTTTGTAAAGCATCTTCTTGAAATGGATATAGTTCAAATGCAACCGTGCCTCTAATAGGATGTTGAATCTTAACATACTTCTTCATAAAGTATATAGGATCCTCTATACACTTCTTATACTCTTGTTTTATTATTTCTCTGAGATTTGGCTGACTCATATTTTTCTTCGTATTCTTTTATCTTAGGGGTCAGTTCATCTAATCGTATATCAATAACCCCTATATCTTTAATTAAATCTTCAAATATTTTATTGTAATCTATATTGCCATCCCATTTTTCAAATGATCCATCTTCTTCAAGAAATGTAACATCTTTATCTTTATTTTCTTCACAGAACTTTTTACTTTCTTCAAACTTTTTCTTATAATCTTCTAAAATACTACGTTCATTTTTTAAATCCTGCAGTTCATTATAGACATCAAACATACCCATCAATTTTAACTCAGTTTGAAAATTAATAAAACAGTCGTAACAATATCCAGTTTTAGGCCAAACTCGGTCGTCCAAATAATTGCCCCATCGAACATCCATATTACACGTTTTACAACGTTTTTCATTAATAATCGTGGCACGTTTTGAAACTCTGCGTTTACTATTATTCTTCCAAACCCATTTGTGTCCTTGACTATCCTCCCATTCTTCACCTTCTTTGCGTTTATTGTTCTCCAAATTGGCATCGTAGCCAACTTGTACGAATGGACGATTGCCTTCTAGGTAATCTTTAACGATGCCTAGATTACTTTTACCTGATGCTTTCTTCATAACAAATACGTATTTAATTTATTTCTTAAACTTACTTCCAAGACCTTTTATAATAAAACTTCCTGTAATTTTAAATGGATCACTGTAAATACTTGAATCTCTCACAACTATACCTTCGTGTTTTTCTAAATCGCCAATTTCACTGGTAGCATTTTTTAATATTTCGTCTCCCAATTTAATTGTGGTTAAATAAACAATAGTATCATTAACTATTTTATTTACATCTTGACCGGCAAAATCTTGACTGATATTTTTACTATCAACCGATTTTAAAAATTGTTCACGGGTAATCAGTGGCGTTTTAAACTGTAATCCTTTTAACCAGTCTTTCAAAGACTTAGTTACAGCTTCACCTGTGGGATACAACGTAACTGATTGCGTCAAAACACTCGCTAGGTTTGGTTTTGATTTGAAAGTAGTATCAACACTACCCAATACCTTAAAACCACTCTTCATAGCAACCACATTTAATTTGTTTATATAAGATTGCATAGCTGTTTTATCATACGGTATTTCAACAGCTTCTCTTGATTTAACACTTCCATCTTTACCAAAAGTTTTTGGCTTAATTTCTTTTAACCCGTGAATAGCTAAAAAGTTTCCAATTTCTCCATATCCAAGTACATTTGTTTGACCCTCTACATATTCAATGTTGAATAGTATATTAGGATTATCTAATAAACCCAATGTCTTTAACTCAGTTTGTGTAGATGAAATTGCTGCGTCGAATATATTAATAACTTTAGCCCCTATATTGACAAATCCATGACCAGCTCCAAATCTTGTTTGTAAGTCCTCAGGTCGCATTCCTTTAATATCAAGCGGTTTTGCTGATCCACGATCCATTACAAATTGACCGTTTACCATACGAATACTTGCATTAACACCGTCAATCTTTACACTGCCAGCTCCTTGTTTTAAAGATTTAACTGATTTTGCAAATACATCTACCAATTTAGCGCCTGTATCGGCAAAATCAAATGGGTGTGCCATATGTCCACCAACACCGCCTTCACTAATTACTTCGTTTAATATATTATTTAGTCTTATCATATGGTTTTAAAAATGTTTTATCAAATACAGGAATTGCTTTTTTGTAAGAACTCTTTGTTTCATCAAGAGCATTATCTGTAAATTGCCAATTCCAAAATAATTCATTTGGCGTTTTGAATCCAAAAAATTGTAATACTTCTTTTTGTGTTTGAGTAACATCTTTTCCATTCCAATTTTGACCAGTAGCAATAAATCCTGAATCTATATCTTTTACTATATT